TGGAATACGCACGATATGATAACGAACACGCTGAGATCTTTGATGCTGAGTCATCTGACAGAGCATTTGAAGAAGAAGTGATGTTAGCAGGTTTCGGAACTGCACCCACCAAACAAGAAGGTGAGGGAGTAGCTTTCGATACAGCTAACGAAACTTTCACAGCTCGTTATACACACGAAACAATTGCACTTGCATTCTCTATCACTGAGGAAGCTGTAGAGGACAACCTTTACGACAGACTCGCTGCTAGATACACAAGAGCACTTGCTCGTTCAATGGCAAACACAAAGCAAGTTAAAGCTGCTGCAGTTCTTAACAACGCTTTTGCTGCTGCTGGCGCTGCAGGAAGCAACCCAGGTGGTGACGGTGTATCACTTATTAATACACAACACCCACTTCAAACTGGTGGTTTCCTACAAAACAGATTGTCAACAGACGCTGACTTGAACGAAACATCACTTGAACAGTCTCTTATCGACATCGCTGATTTCAGAGATGAGAGAGGATTAAGAACAGCTATCAAAGGTATGAAGTTAATCGTACCACGACAGCTTCAGTTCACTGCTAACAGATTAATGGAATCTACATTAAGAACTGGTACAGCAGATAATGATATCAACGCAATCAGAAACATGGGAGTAATTCCAGAGGGTTACGTTGTAAACCATTATTTAACTGATGCAGATGCTTTCTATATCAAAACTGATGCTCCTAACGGATTCAAACACTTTACAAGAACTCCGTTAAAGACAGTTATGGAAGGTGATTTCGACACAGGTAACATTCGATACAAAGCAAGAGAGAGATACTCATTTGGTTTCTCTGATCCTCGTTGTGTATTTGGTACATCTGGTGCATAATTAAATAACTAATTAAGAAGGGCGTATGTCTTTGACTGCGCCCTTTTTTTATGTCATATTAGAATTCTAGCATAACAAAGTTACATAGACTGAAGCTAGCAGACGGTATAGAGACTATGTAACAAGGTCTATACAACCGAGGAGGTTTATTATGGCACAAACTACATTTACAGGACCAGTTACATCTTTAAACGGATTTATTGGCGGTCCAAACGTCAACGCTGGCGGAAACGGCGCTAACGATACTCAACAGGGTGGAACAAACCCTTGGGCATATTCAAGCAACACAGCAGTATACAATGGTACAGATACACTAAGCGCAACAACTAACGAAGGCGTATTAGTATATGTTCAAGATGGAGCTAATGGAGCGGCAACTTATGCTTTTTCCGATGGCTCAACTTGGTTACGTTGCGATACAAGAGCGAACATATCTGCAAGCTAATATTAACAACTCTGCGGTGGGGAGTAATGTCCCCCCGCCTAGATAGGAGTAAAAAATGGCAAACACAGTAACAGGTCCTTCTATTCAATTTCAAGGGGATCGAAAATTAATCAATACATGTTTTGTAGCATGTGATGGTGGTAATGCTAGTTCAATTACATTAGTAGATGTTTCAGCTTTAGCTACTAATAAAGCAGGCGAAGCATGTACAAGAGTAGCATTAAACCAAATTTGGTATAATGGAGCAGGTGCAGCAAATGCTTCAGCTACCTTAACTTGGGATGCTACTTCAGACGTTCCTTTTCTTTCATTAAACTACGATAACAATTTTGATTTCTCTAGCTTCGGTGCTTTACAAAACACAAAAGCTGCTGGTTATACAGGAGACGTTAAATTAGAGATTCCTGCTACAACAGTAGCTGGTCAGGAAGTCACAGTTTGGTGTGAGTGGATTAAATATTACGATTAAACATGAATATAAAAACTTCTGTTAAATCAGGGAATTTCCGCCCCACTAAAAAAGGGGCGGGAATGACTCAAAAAGGTGTTAAAGCTTACAGAAGAGCTAATCCTGGATCTAAATTACAAACAGCAGTCACAGGCAAAGTAAAACCTGGCAGTAAAGATGCGAAGAGAAGAAAATCTTTTTGTGCTAGAAGTGCAGGACAAATGAAACAATTTCCTAAAGCTGCCAAAGATCCCAATTCAAGATTAAGACAAGCACGTAAACGTTGGAGATGTTAAATGAAACACGATTGGTTAATCTACATAGTATCCATTGTGATGCTTTTATTGACTGCGAGCGTTACTCTTGCTGAGACTAATACTGTGTCTTCAACGGTAGTAACAAATTCAACCCCTCCTACAGCTAATGCTCCAACCATTATGAATAATAACAGTGATATATGTAAAGTTGGTGTGGGTGCTAGTGTACAAAATAACGTTGTCGGTGTCGCCACAGGCGTCGTTATTGACGACGAGCTATGTCAAAAATTAAAGCTAAGTCGTTCTATGTATGCCTATGGCATGAAAGTTGCAGCTGTTTCTATTCTTTGTCAGGATGCAAGAGTATGGGATGCGATGACGGATGCCGGAACTCCTTGTCCCGCACGAGGATCTATCGGAGCAGAAGCCGCTGAATATTGGACAGATAATCCAGATGAAATTCCAGACGGAAGTAAATACAAAACAGAATACGTTCAAGCCAACAAACCAGAACCAAAGGAGTTTAGTGATGCACAAAGTGCTGTTCTTTTTAAAACTTTGTTTATTCTTGCTACTGGTCTCCTTATCCTCTAAAGCAAATACCTGTTTACCTGACGCTGAAGGACTTTGTACTCCAGGTGTAACTGTTGACGAACAAGTCACTGTAGAAAAAACAGAAGAAGATAAAGGCACAGAGATTATCTTTACCACTACCACAACAAAGACTACCACGACAACCACTGTCACCAATGAAGATTCGGGCAATATTGTGGATGAACCTGATATGAATTTTGACTGGGGAGGCGAAGGTCCCGCGAGTATACCATCAGGAACTTATTGTGGCGATCTAGGAACCGATACCTGTGCAGAAATTACAGGCAGTGGTGATACTAAATCTCGTATGCTAGTTGATGGCATGGGATCTACTTTTTATCAAGAAGTTGACATTTCTGATTTAAACATAGATAACGGTGGTGAGGTTACATATTCCATAAAAGTCGATAAACAAGATGCTCAAGATAGAATCTACATGCACGTTACAGGAACTGGTGGAGGGACTACCGTCTTTTCAGGTACTGACATCCTGTCTGAATCTGGCGTATCATCGGGTTACCAATCATATAATGGGTCTTTCGATTTCAGTGGCGTTCTAAGTAAGATTACTATCGAAATAGGCGGTCGAGATATTAATCTTGCCGTCGGTCCTTTATTTGACGACGTGTCCGTCAATGTTTTTTACAATGTGATTTCCACAATTATCGAACAACAAATAACCACAGTTGAAGAAATAGTTTACCTAAATCTAACAGATCCTACTCAAATAGATTTGATAGAAGAAATCATTGAATACAATGATATTAAAATTGATGATGCGGGAAAAGTAGAGTTTATTCCTATCGAGCCATCAAAAGAAGAGATTACTTATGAAACTGTCGAAGTGGAAATAGATGTGAAAATAGAAGACATGGAGCCAGAAATGAAATCTATGGAAGAAGAAATAAAAGATGAAATAGAGATTGTTGAGGAGCCTGTTGAAGAAATAGTCGTAGAAGCAGTTGATGAAGAATCTCCTGTAGAAGAGGTAAAAGAAGAAACAAAAGAAGAACCCACAGCAAAAGAAAAAGCAGCTACAAAAATTGTAAAAGAAATCGATGATAAAGAAAGATATGATGACGCTGCTCAAACAAAAACGTTAATTGTGATGCAAATACTCGGAGACACTAAAACATTCTTTGACGCACAATCTACAATAGTCGATACGAACGTTAATGAATATTTAAACAAGACAATAGAAGATCCTTATGGTATTTTATTTAGTAATGCACAAGATCAATTAATGAATCAAATGGTGGAGAGTCAATATGGCGGAAATTGAATATGGTGGAATTAAAATTAAAGGTGGTAAAATCCTTATTGTATTATCTTTGCTTGGTACCTTGGCTGGTGCTCTTTGGGCAGGTTTTGAATTCTACAAAGACTATCTTGATATGAGAGAGAAAATTAAAGAATATACCGCACCAGATTTATCTTCTTATGATAAAAAAATAGAAGTTTT